CACGGAATGGGATTGTGATGGGGCTGATGATGAATGATGGAAGCTGAGCTGCCTTGATCATAAATGATGCAAGTTCAGTATTTCCACGAGCATAAGCTGGGAAATTGCAAGTAACCTTGAAAAGGTTATTGCGAGCGCCACCACCGACGAGTTTTGACTTAAAGTCTGTAATTCCTAGAACGGCCATGTGAATTTTCTCCTTATTTAATTGTTAAGATTATCTACCAACCAGCTCAGTGAATTCAACGCCGGTACGTGTGGCAATGAAGTTCAGAGTGATGTAGTTAATTGAACGTGCTGGCTTAATGAAGATTTCAGCACGGAATTCATTGCGGTCGATGATTTCACCAGTGTTATTGGTCTCATCACATACAACCTTGAAATCAGTAATACCACGGCGACCTTGAACATCACGGAGGAATGGTTCGGTCATATTGCGGAACATCGCACGTGTGAATTCATCATTGAATTCGAACAGCTGGAATTTAGCAGCGGTAGCAATAGATTTCTCAAGAACAATGAACAGACGGCGTACGTTAATACGATCGAATGCAGAAGGTTTAGCAAGAGCTGTTTTATCGCCGAAGAGAAGCGTACCTTGACCCGGGAATGAAACAATCGGATTTACACGAGCTTTGTAGAGCGTGTCGCGGTCGGCTTGCTTTGGATTGAAAGCAATCTTGGTGACTCCGAGGAGTTGACCACGATTGAATCCTGCTGGTGAGAACCAAGCATCTGCAACTTCATCGGTACCCGCGCAGAGACCTGCAATATGTCCGCACGCTGGAATCCAGCGATAAACGTCATTGTATTTGTCATATACCTTAAGAGCAGTAGAATCAATTACTGCGTATGAGGTAGATGTAAGATCATCTGCCCAAGCCTTTACATCGGCTGCTGGAGTTGAGGTGCCAACGCTTGCTTCGATTGGAGGAGATACAAATGCGACAGCATCTTTACGAGCTTCGCAGAGTGCAATAAGAGCTCCAGCAACATCACCGTCATCGGCAGCATCACCAGCAGTAAAGAGAAGATTTACATCTTCGGTTTCAGCATCGGCAAAGAGTTGAAGAGCTGTTAGAACTTCGGCTTTTACTACAAGTTCATTTACGCCGCCAGATAGCGGGTATTCAAGAGCAGCCGAACCGGTGGTGAAAGCAGCGCCGTATGCAAGAGTCTGACCTGCATCAGAGAGGGCTACAGCGTGGTTGAGCCAGTAAACATATTCCGAATTGCTATTTACAACAGTTTTGTAGTAGTTTGAAGTACCGTCCGCCTTGAGGGCGTCAGATGCTTGAGAAACAAACTCAAATTTTTCGAGGACGGTACCTGGAGTTCCAGACCATTTACCATTGGTATCAACGATAACAATATGGAGTTCATCCTTAGTGGTATCAGTACCAGCATTAAAAGAAGTACCTGGTTCAGCAGAGAATTCACCCTTATAGTCCCAAGCTGCAAATGCTGCGGTGCTTGCTGGACATACAGAAACGGTAAGTGAATTACCGAGTTCTCCAGGGAATTTAGCACACCATTCGCCGACAACTGGGTCGCCGGAACCGGTAGCAGCGCCACCTTCGAAGTTGTCTTCGTAGTGTGAGCGATTCTTAACCAGCAAACCGACATCTCCTGCAGTTGCATTGAGGGAAGTGTCAACGCCGTCTTTACCGAGAGCGCGAACAACTTTAAGTGAATTACCATACTTCAAGAAAGAAGCTGCGGTAAGGAATGAGCGTGCGGTAGCGTCAGTTGGTGTTCCGAACACGGTAGCAAGTTCTTTTTCAGAACTTACCATGCGGATTTCTTCAACTGGTCCCCACGCGAAAGAACCTGCATAGCCACCGATAGAGGTGGATGTTGCTGGTACGACGTTTGTTAGGTCAATTTCTTTGACCTGAACTCCTGGTGATACTTGGAATGCCATTGGTTTTTCCTCGTCAAATTTTGAGTTATAAGGTTGTAATAATACGGATGTTCAATGGTCTATTTATAAATAGAAGGATTTAGAACATTCCCGTATTATAGGACTGAGTCCAGACCTCTCCGCCTTCAACGGTGTATTTTGGTTTTGTATCTTCAACTGCTGAGAAGTAACCCACTGGAACGAGTTCATCCTCGATATTTTTGAGTCTGTCGGAATACAACATGTTTTTAAGGTTGATATCGGACATATTGACAAAGAGATCGGTCGCAACAAACCACGCAAATAGTACGAGAGTCATGACCATATCATCGTGGTTGCCGTCTGATGCTTCATAGGAACTACCATCCTCAACAAAGGTACTAAGCTCCATAATTGTATCTGGATCCACAACCTTTAGCTTTTTTTGTTCGATAAGGTCCTTAAGGTTACTGCAACCAATACGTTTTGTTTTCTTTGTGGTTGTAATACCAATGGCTCCATGCTTCACAATTGACTCCACAAACATGTGCTCGTATTCTAGGTCATAATAGAGACCATTGCAGACCACGGATCCCTGGTCATTCGATTCAACAACGACATATGCATTGTTATAGTTTTTTGCGTACTTATAGATTACATTCGGAAACAGTAACGGCGACATTAGATTGTCTCTGAATGTGCAAACAGTAAGGAATGGTTGTACAGAAATATCAAAGATTGTGAACGTAGAAAAGTCCTGCCCTCTTCCCTTTGCCACGTCGACCGTCATAATATAACGGTGGTCGCTAATGGGTTTTTCATAGACTCTCACATTGTTCTGAGTATAGATTGTAGGCTCCGACTTTAATGTGAGAAGATTCTCGGCATTAATGAGCGTTGAACCTGTACCATGGAAAGAGTTACCATACTCCTGTTCAAACTGTAATGGAGATGTGTTGGCAATTGTTTGGTTCTTCCATTTCTCATCGCGCCCAGGAACATCGAACCAATCCACACGGAATGGTTTGTACTCGCTGACTTCTTGTACCGCACTCTCCCAGAGGCGATGAAATGTATTACCGACACCGTTTGCCGTAGAGGTAATAATGACCTTTGACGTAGTGCCAGATGTAATTACTGGATATGTTGAGGTATAGAAGGTTGCTGCATTTTCAACGAATGCAAACTCATCGAGAAACAATAAGTTGATGGAAAGACCACGGATCGAAGATCCAGAGGTTGCTGCCGCAATGATGCGTGAGTTATTACTGAACTCGATAGAACCTTTATTTAATGCTCGGCAGCCTGGTTGCAGAAAGAATGGTAGGTTCTCAAGAGCAAGGGTAATACGTGCCAACATTTCACGTGCCGTTGAACCTTTATTGGCAAGGACGGCAATGGTCTTATCGGGCTGGAATACCGCGTACCAGAGAATGTAGATGACGGATGAAATAGACTTACCCGATTGGCGACACGCAAGGACAATGGAGAATCTGTTTTTTGTAAAGTGCTCAAACATCTTCTCTTGGTACGCATAGGGCTTGAATGGAACCAAGCCTCTGTCCAGAGAGATTACTTTCACATAGTTCTTTGCAAAGTAAATCGGGTCCCTCATGCACTTGAGGTACTCGCTGACTTCGTCTTTCGTGAACTGCTGTTGGACACCATCACGCTTGACCTGCGGGTTACCGAGGTAGCCCATCTCGGCATTTTTAAGGTGCATTTGTGACATTTTTTTCGAGTTTCTGGGAGATGAGGTGTTTCTGTAAATCTGTAACCGAACCTAGGAAGACATTGTTGTTTGTGACACTTCCCGCAGGACCGACCTGAGCATCACCCTTTTCTTTCTTTTTGACTTCTTTCTTTTGCTTCTGAAGTGCCATGAGTTTGTCCGTCATGTCCGAAGTATTCTTGAGCATATTGCTGAGCACTTCAAATGCACGAGGATGCTCGGATTGTAAGGCAAGTTCCATCATACCGTCGATTGCTTTATTCGACTTATCCACGAGGTCCTTATAGGTCTCACGTGAAAATTTATAGTCATCCTCAATCTCTTTATCGCTCTTTACATCAGCAGAAATGGGAGCCACAGGAACAACCGGTAAGTTCTGTTCCAAGCTTTTTAAAAGTTCTTCGCTTTTGCTCATAATATAGTAAAAGGATTAGGGTTGCGGATCGTCGAACCCGAAGTCCGTTATCGTCTGAATTATAGTATAATCCTCAGGTGTATCCTCAATGGATCCCACGGTTGTGTGGATATTCACATTCGGCGTATTGTTCTGATTCGCGAGCAGATTCACATCAGAAATCTTAATGATTGCCTTATTGGACACGGGACCATAGAAACGGATACGAGTCTCAAAGTCCAGAGTGTAAATGATCGCTCTACGTTCTGTAAAGTTACCTTCATAGCTATCTTCAAGATTTACCGCTGTGAGGACGAATGGAAGGTCGGTGGTAAGATTCACCGAATCCAGTTCCTTAATTGTAACGGTATATTCGGGCTGAAAGTATGGCAGAATTTGCTCGACAATCTGAAGAGCATCATCTTGATTCTTTGCCATAATTGAGAGCTGGAAGTTCATTCTGTACGGAGCAAAGGTCCGTACAATATGCTTCGTCAAGGTATCTCCAGCATCGATTGATGTGATTACATTGTTGCGATTAATTTTTGTGGTCGCATCGTATACCATATTCGTAATCTCGAAGGACATACGAGGTAATTTCATTGCGACCTTATTTGCCTCAAGGTCCTTCTGCTCGTCAAGACGTTGAAGGAACTTAGCCTTGGGACCATACGAAAGCGGAACCCGTACCGAATGCACTACGTGACCCGTTTGGTCTTTGCGTACTACATTGATGTTATTGAAGATTGTTCCGAATACCGAAACAACCCTACGAATATGGGAATGGTAAAAGTGTCCGCTTGTCATATTATATTAATCTTTCAATTCTAATTATAGTGTGACATAGCCCCAGGATACGGTTTGACTTGAGCCGCTGGTGTTGTTAATTACAAAATCAAACTGGTTGGCTGTGGTGGTCGATACAACAGTAGTCGATATTGTGCCTTCGGCTCCTATAATCTGCGTTGGCATAGTTGTTAACAAAATCGGACTTCCACCGCCTGTATAGTTGTATCCTCTTTGTGTTCCCAACACCGGTACATTAGAATTAGTAACACTTACAGTACCCTGATATGCAAATATGCCATTTGGGATGTTGCATCTGACCCACATTTGATAATTGCCGTTTATTGGAACTGTGATGGTGTAAGTATTTGTACCAGTGGTCACCGTCCATGAGCCTGTGGTTCTGCTAGTTAGATTAGGCTTGTTACTTAAATCATCTTTATACATAAAATCATCTGAGTCGCCTGAAGCTGGATACAAATCAGAACTTTTCATTTCACCAAATCCATTCTGATTCACCATCTGATTTGTATAGAGTTTAAAATACTCATTATCAACCGCAAATTCAGATGATGTAGAACTTATAGGATAAAGGATGTGATTTCCATAAGCATGGG